GGGGTGTTCATTTCCAGCGTAGGCTATGGGTTCCGTTCTATTACGATCAATCTGGCGCGTATAACAACGTGACATACACTAGCCGCAAGATTACCGATGAAATATCTGTATCAGACATTCTAGACACTACTACGTTTGACCAGATCGAGAACCAATTCCGTGTCAGTGGCGGAACAGCAGACTTTGTTGTAGCAATGCACGGCTTCTATGACGACGGGTTGGTTGTGCTGAATAGGAATAGCCTTCATCTTGTTAAGGGAACGCTGGGAGGCCTTCTGGATGTTACAGTCAAGGAGCTTACGTCCGAGATTGGATGTTTAGCCCGCAAGTCTGTTGTCATGCGCGGCAATGCAATGCTCTTTTTGTCCGATGACGGTGTGTATGGCATTGAGTTCCTTAACGATTACAACCTGCGAGGCACTGAGGAACCCCTTTCTAAGAACATTCAGCCGTATATCGACCGAATCAACGCTGACTATGCGGATAAAGCAGTGGGGATCTTGTTTGAAAACAGGTATTACCTTGCCGTTCCGCTTGATTCCATTCCGGGAGCAGGCGATTCCTACGGGAACAACGCTATTTTGGTGTATAACTTCCTAAACAAAGGGTGGGAATCACTAGACACCTTTGGAGACTCTCGATTCTTAATCAAGGACTTTATGATTGGTAGCGCAAGCGAGAGAAACAACATCTACGCGGTCACGTCCAATGGTGGATTGCACCAAATCGAAGCGTCTGAAAGCTCAAACGACAGCCTGAACGTGGACAACTCTACTGCTATCGTGTCCCCGGCAATCAACGCAGCCCTTACAACCAGAGGATACGACCTCGGGACGATGGAACGCAAGCGATTTACCGACGCACAGGTAAACATCCAGTCCCTTCCCGGCCAGAACTCGGAATATAATATTGCGTTTGCAGCGGAAGATCCAGATGATGCTCAATCCATAGGCACAACGACCACTCTTCTTGGTGGATTGCTTACACCCAGCACAGCTACCGAAGCTGAAACAGCAAGCATCCGGTGTAGGTTGGGTGGCATCAGAGGATTCACGGGAACAATGATCTTGACAAGGACTATCGGATCACCCAAGGTCAACTCAGTAAAGGTGGCTGGTTCAGTCACCAACAGACAAATCATTTCACAAAGATAAAGTATGGGCGCAATTGATACAAGTTACACTTTCACGGCTACTGACGTAATCACTAGCACGAAGATGAACAACATCCTAGATCAAAGCGTGATTGACCCTACTGCTATTACTGGCACGACTCTTGCCGTTACTACTGGTAAACTTTCTGTTGCGGCTGGTGGAATTAGAGCAAACGAGTTGGCTGCAAATGCAGTTACGACGACGGCGATTCTTGATGCGAATGTTACCCCTGCTAAACTATCCAATTCTGACTTTGGTGCATTCACGGTTGCCAGCGGTGTTGCCACACTTGACGCCGATGTTGTCACAACGGCTAATATTCTAGACGCAAACGTAACTACCGACAAGATTCTTGACGCAAACATCACCGCATCAAAGTTGAGTGGAGCGCAGACGGGAACTGCCCCTATTTACGGGGTTAGGGCATGGGTTAACTTTGACGGAACTGTTGCAGGAACGTTTGCTGGAGGAACTTCTACTGTGGTTCGGGTGGCAGCAAGCACTACTGCTACTATCACAACAACAAATAACCATAACTTAATAACAGGCAATAAACTTCATGCTCTTACTGGCGTTGTTGTTGGGACCTATGTGGTTACTGTAACTGGTCCAAAAACATTCACTATTACAACAGTTGCCACAACAGCTCTTAACACTGGAATCACCTTCAGCTTAAGGCAGATCCGCGGATCGGGAAACGTCAACTCGGTCAGCACATTGGGGACTGGTCAATATGCTGTTAATTTTACAACCGCTCTTCCAGATGCCAACTATTCGCGATCTGGATTTGCCAACTGGACTGGGTCTGATGTAATTGGACTTGTTGGAGGAAATGTCTCGACAGCAACAACTGCACAATCTTGTGATATTTACGTAGCTAACTCTACAAATGGAAGCGTAATCGCCGTGCCCGTGGTAAACGTGATGTTTGTGGGATGAATCAGCATTGCTCCTAATGAATACAAACTTAGGATAGGCAATAAAATATATGGATGAACAATTAGAAAAAACAGAAGAATCAAGCGACAAGCAAGAGCTATTTGTTTCTAAAGTTCCGTCTGCTGAAGAGATTGCCTCCGCTTCTGATGTTGAACGGCTTGAGTATCAACTTGCTCAAATGCCAGACGGATACTTTCCTACGGAGCATTTATTTCTTCCCGGCATGTATATTCGAAAGATATTTATGCCCGCAGGATCATTGCTTACAAGCATGAAGCACAAAACAAATCATCCTTTTGTGATTGCGTCTGGGAGGTTGCGCGTCATGGATCAGGCGGGAGTCGTAGAATATGAAGCTCCATTTGTCGGTGTCACTGAAGCTGGAACAAAAAGAGTTCTTTATATTCACGAAGATACAACTTGGCTAACGTTCCACGCTAACCCAGAGAATATCAGCGATCCTGATGAGATGGTTGAATATTTGACGCATCCAAATAAAAACCCACTTTTCAACAAGGATGACGAAAGAGTCAATTCGTGGAAGAAAGATAGATACGAGCAAGAAGGAATTAAAATAATGGAAACTTATACGGAAAACACAATTAACGACTCCGGAGGTGAGTTGAGCTAATGTCTTTGGTAGCAGTAGGAATAGGATCGGCGGCAGTCGGTGCAGGAGCGTCCATCTACGGAGCAAGTCAAGCAGGAAAAGCCGGTAAAGCACCACCGCCGGTTGATATTTTCCACACAGAAAGAAAAGGACGCAATAAAGGAAAAACTTTAATTGGCCGTCAGGCAACAGGGCTTCTTGATTACTATCCAGAATACATCCCCGGCTTTCTCGAGCTTCAAAACAAATTCGGCCCTCAACTCATGGGCCAAATGTTTGGTGAAACCGGGCAATTCCTTGGTGGTGTTAACGGTCAACCGGGCTTCCAAGGACTTCAGCTAAGCACTTCGCAACAAGCAGGAAAAACCTTAGAGCAACTTCGTGCTGAAGAGCTTGGCCAAATGACCGGTCAGGCAGGAATGACACGAGGCTTGATGCAAGCACTCTCGCCAGAACAAGCAGCCGCAGTTCAAGCATCTTCTCAAGAAGCCGAGCGAGCTAGGGCTTCGGCGCAAGGCGTAACTCCAGAAGAACGTCGTGGATACGAGCAGCAAGCGCGTGAGGGTTTCCAAGCATCTGGACGACTTGGTGGCAACCTAGGCATTGTAAGCGAAGCAATGGGGCGTGAGGATGTTATGGCTCGCAAGCGGGCAGAAGCGGCACAAGCTGGACAACGCGCATACTCCCAAGCTGGCGAGTTTTACACCAATCCGGGACTTCAAGCTCTTCGCACTGCTCCATTGTCGTATGGTGCTGGACAACAGGATCTTCGCACCGCATTGACTCTTGGTCCTGAAGCTGCTGGTGGATTTGATTTTAACATGCCGCTTAACCTTGCCCAACAACAAGCAGGAGCGCAGAACCAAGCCAACCAAGCAAATTACCAAATTAACGCCGCAAACCAACAAGCCAAAGCGCAGATGTGGAGTAGCCTTGGAAGTGGAATTGGTCAAGCTGGTCAAATGTATGCCAATAGAAATTATGGCGGCATGAACAACTCTCCGGGCTCAGTGAACTCTCAGGGATACTATGGCGGCGGGCTCCAGCTTGGATAATAACAACTAAAATTATGGCACTATTCGGAGGAGACGTAAGAACAATCCCGTATCAAGCTCCAGATTATTCTGGTTCTGTTGCGGCGGCGCGTGAGCAATCTATGGCTGGAGCGCAAGGGGTCGCAAAAGGAATCGGTCAAGTTACTGACTACTTCAAGCAACAAGGCGAGAAGAAAAAGCTAATCAAGCAAAGCGACATTCAGATTGACGCGGCTTTGAAGCTATTTCCTGATCTTGCGCCAACGCTTCAAGGTGTGCGCGACCAAATCAAAGATGAGAATGTTTCCCTGAATGAACGCGCTGACATTGCTGAGTCTGTCGCTGGACTAATTAACATGGGAACAAAGCAGATGCAGGCGGATGCTGAATTTGGCTTGCAAGAACGCAAAGTTAAATTGGAGGAGCAGCGTGCCAAGGCTGAACAAATACAAGCATCTTTGCCAAAGATGTCCGACTGGAAGCCATATGACAAGGAAATTGAAATTGATGGGCAAAAGGTAAAAGTCGCTGGATCTTTGGATCAATATGGGCAATTTAAAGACCTTTCAAATAATGTATATCCAAGTGTTTCGGATGCGTTTTCTCCAACAGGACCGCCCGAACCATCATTCCCAGACGGGGTTCCTGTTGATGGGACTCCGATGGATGGTCCTGGCGTATTGCCACCAAAAGGAGCAATAGGTGTCCCAACTCCACCAAGCAACTTTGATTACAGCCAATTTCCAAGTATTGCGGGTGAAACTCCAGTAACCACCATTGCTCCAGAAGTAGTAGCGAACATTGAAGCTGCTGGCGGTCAACCCGCTACGCAAGCATCAAGACAAATTCGCCTTCCTGCCGGATCTTCTCTTGTGACAGATAAACCGCCAGGCAAATTCAGAAAAGCCACTGCTGAAGAAGCCGCTGAATACAACGCACTCGCCGGCCAATTTGACGAAGAAAACAGGTTCTATCCAGCACCCGTCCCCACCGGGGCTGAGGTAATAACTGAAAATGGGAAAACTACGGTCAGGTATGGCGCGGGAGTTGGTGGAAAGCCAACAGTAAAACTTGGAGAAGGGCAACAGCTTGTTCCCGACCCAAGTAGTCCAACGGGAACGCGAGTTGCAAACATTCCGGGAGGAGCGGCAGAGCAAGCGGCCCAACAAGCAGCATCTGCTGAAGTTGCAGCAAGAAATAGGGCCGTAGAAATCGGCAAGGTTGCGATAAGCGAAATCGACAGGTTCATTGATTATACCGGCAAAATGAGCAAGTTGCCGTTTGCCAGTCCACTAAGAAAAATTTTGGGTTCAGTTGGTTTTGAGGAACAGGCGGAAGCGCAGAGTTCTCTTGATACGGTTGCATCAAACCTAAAGTTTGAAGCTCTTGATGCACTTAGAAAGTCTTCTCCTACCGGATCTAGTGGGCTTGGGCAAGTTACTCAAAACGAGTTTTCGGCCCTTGCAGATCAATGGGGAACCTTGAGGCTTGTCGGAGATCCAGAAAAAATTCGAGAAAGAGCTATCTCGGTAAAGACAAAACTACTTGATGTTGTTCATGGGACACAGCAACATAGGGAGTCACTTCTTAAAAAAGGGATTATTACTAGCGATCAGTATAATGAAATACAATCCCAATATCCGGGAGAAAAACAATCAACCCAAGAAGATGATAAAATTAAGGGTTTCCGCGCTACATTTCCATCGCAACCAACACAATAATGGCTACAATTGATTCTTATGTGAAAGAGCTTGGAGTCATTCGTTCTCAAGCAGTAAACAATATTGGCCAAGTTGAGGCCGAGTATAACCAGTTGCTTGAAACTGATCCTATTGCTGCTGCAAAAAAAGCAGAAGAAGGTCGGTTTCTACTTACCGAATATGACTCTCTTGTTAAAGAGGAGGCGAAATCAAAAGACAGGTTGAAATCCATGATTGCCGACGGAAGTTTTCTTACTCCGAAGCGCATGATAAGCAAGGGTTCGGCAGATGATGTTTTTGCTTCTGAGAAGTTGCTCCCAATGGATGAGGGGCAATATATCTCAGCTTTAAATGAAGGGCTATCCACCATGCTTGGTGGCGAAGTTGATCTTGATTCTGGTGTTGACTGGAAAACAAGGTTTGGACTTGCTTTTAAAACTGGAGAAAACAAGGAGAAATATCTTCAAGAAAAGTTTGGGACAGAAAACATCCAAAAAGTTGACATTGCCGGAAAAACTGTAACAATTCTTAGAGATCCGGCATCAAATAGATATACAGCAATTGACGAGCTTGGTCTTTCTCCAAAAGATTTGATTGATGCGTCAGGAGAGGTTGTTCCGACTATTGGCTCGATTGCTGGAGGTGCAGTAGCCGGTGCGGCAACAAAATCACCATTTGCAGCGGCAGTGTTTAGTGCTGGTGGATATACTGCTGCTGCATCGCTACAAGATCAGGTTGCCTCAATCGTTACTGGTCTTGGTCCAAGTTTGCTTGAAGCCATTCCAGAACGAGCCACAGAAGCAATGGTTGGATTACCAATTGATTATGCAACAGCGAAAATCGGAACGGCAATAGGAACCTCAGTAACTCGTTCGCGAAAAGGGCAGGTTTCAGAACGCCAAAAATTATTAGACGAAAGCCAAAACTATCTTAGTAAAAAAGGTTATGATACGTTCCTTGCCGATATTGCAGTTGGTGGAGATCAAAAAACAATCAACCGCCTTAGACTAGCTCAAAGGTTGCCGGAATATGCAATTGGAAGGGATGTAGAGGTTTCTCTTGATAGGCTTAGGATTTTGCAAGATAAGAACACGCCCCCGTCACTCAAAGGACAGGCATTATATGGCGACACAATTAAAATGCTTAGAAACGAATCAGAAGCATTGAGCAGTGTTATTGGAACTTATGACAAAACAATTGGTCAACAGTTAAAGAGCAAATACGATGAGGACATGTATCGTATGCTTACCAGACCAAATCAAGACAAAGAAGGTGCTGGAGCATATATTTTCGGTGAGCTTAAAGCTGCCGAGAAAAAAGCAAATGATCTTAAAACAGACGCATATACTGCATTCTATCAAATAGCAGATCGAAAAGGCGTTCAATTTGATCCAATTGATGTAGCAAAAGCAATTGAAAGCGAATACTTTCAGGGGTTACCAAGAAATGCCGCTCTTGAAAAAGAACTTCAAGGACTTTATCAACGACCAAAGAACGCAAGGAAAATACAGAAGATTGACCAGAAGCTTGATTCTCCAAACCTAAAGCCAGCTCAAGAAGAAAAGCTTCTCCGGGAAAGGGGGCGTTTAGAAAAATTGGCAGGTCCACTCATGCCTAAACAAATGGATGACTTGGTTGCTATATTTAGGGAAGCAGTCCCAGAAGGGGGGGCTGTTGGGGGAACAAGAAAAGAAATTGTTTCAGGACAAGCTTCTAAAACAATTTCTCAAATTAGAAATGAAGCGTATGATTCTGTTGGGCTGATGGACGAGTGGGATAACGCAAGAAGCGTATTGCAACAAAGACTTGGTTTCGAAGAACAGCAAATTGGTTCGTTATTAAAAGAAAGCCTTGGAAGATCAAACAAAACTGGTCGCGAAATTGTTGACGACGTTTTGTCTGATCCAAGGGTAGCTAAAGATGTTCTTGGGGCTTTCGCTTTAAATGGAGAAGGAGTAGCCTATCAAGGTGCCATGAGTTTACAGCAAGACTACTTGCAAAAAATTGGATTCGGATCTGACGTTCAAGGAAGAGCTAAGGATTTTAATTTTGATCCCGACATGGTTCGGACGTTATTTGGATTTAGCCCCCAGGGAAAACCAAATGGTATTTATGGAGAGAGAATGGTAAAAAACCTTGAATCTCTCAAACAACAAATTCAGCTTGAAAAGCTTGATCCAAGTAAAATAACTTCAGATGACGTTTATGCACTAGGCGGTGCGATTTCCGAAGATAGCAAAAAACAAGTTCTGAGTGCTATTGTTGAAAAGAACAAGGTTGCACAGGATTTAGACTTGAAAAGAAACGACATTCTTCTGAAAATCGCAGGAAACGGCCACCGTGAAGCGATTGACAGACATGAATTTCCACAAGCTTTGTGGACAGCTCCATCTGACGTAATTAAAAAAACGTTAGGGAAGTTTGGCCCAAAGGATCAGAAAATGATTCGCGACGATTACGCAGAGTATTTTTTCACCCAGTATCCACCCAAAGATGGCTACGGACCTAAAAACGTTCAGCTATTTGACGGTCCCAAATTCCTGAATGACATTAAAAAACAACCTAAAATTGAAGAGAACCTTCGGTCTGTTGTGGGTGATGAATTTGTTGATGACATGATAAACATGGCGAATGTTGCCGACGTCATTACTCGGGTAGCCCCTGAAAAGGGCGGCTTAAAAGGTGGTGTCGCAATAAGTCAAGGAGGTGTTCGGCCATGGTCTTCAATCGAGACTATTACTGGACCAGCAAAAGCAAGGATTGCGGCAGGAATGTATAGGGCAAAGCAACTTCATCCACTTCTCAAGAAACTTGGCAAGAAAGAGCTGTCTCCTGAGGAGTGGGATAAGGCAGTAAGCACATCATTAGTAACAACTCTTGGAGGTTCTACTGGTGTTCAGGCCTTGCTTCAAACTGGAAAATATGATCCGCTTTGGGCTGCGGAACTTGGCAATGTCTTGGGAACAACTCCATCTGAGCGTCTTAAATATGAGCGAGAACAATCAGAGCAAATGCAAATTCCAAAATAAGGTTGCACTCCCAAAATTTAAAGGCTAAGAACTCCAAGTGACTTCGGAACCAGAACCAATTGATCCAAACGAAAAGCTGAAGGCCGATTACGTTGACGAGCGAGAAGACAAGTCCGCGTGGTTTCTTGAGGTCAAGGAACGTGCAAAGCTTTCTCCCGGCAACTGCGTCGAGCACTACGCCCCAAACAAGGCCGCAATGGCCCTGTGGCTAGCCGCACAAGGAGCGAGGATAACCGACATCCAAAAGAAGACAGGGCTTGGCAGGGAGACGATCAGGGGCCTACAATGGCGTCATAACGACACGCTGGAGACAAAACGCAAGGAATTCTCGATGCGATACGCGATTGCAGCGCAGGACTACACGGATTTGCTCTTTGAGCGTTCCCAACAACTGTTTGATAATCCCGAGGAGCTTGCTAAAATCAGCCCGGACAAGCTAGCGGTGACGGTGGGTATCCTTACCGACAAGGCCGCGCAACTTACGGGCATGGCGTCTTCAATCGTGGAGCATCGCAAGGGGGCGAGTCTCGATGACGCCGCCAAGATGATCTTTGACGCCAAGGCGCGGATTGCCAGCAAGATCAAGGAAGACGCAATCGAAGCGGAGATTCTATGATCTGGAAAAAGCACGCAATCCTGACGCCACCAACCGATGAGGAGATGGTGCAAATGGAGCCTGACGAGTTGATCGGGCTTCACTCGGTTTATCATGAGGCGATTGAGAACGCTGAGAAAGACCCGTATCACTACGGCTTCCGCCTTCCGCACTGGGGCAAGGCTGAAGAGCAACTGTTTGAGGTCAACGAGATCCTTGCGCTAGGAGGCAACCGGAGCGGCAAGACGCAGTGGGGAGCATTTTCAGTTGTCCGTGCTGCCATTGAGAATCCAAAGTCAGAAATCTTTTGTTTTGCTCAGACTTCCGAGGTCAGCATTCGCCAGCAACAAAGTGCCGTGTGGGACTGGTTGCCAGAGAACCTAAAAACCAAGCAGACCAGCGCGAACACTTATATTTCCTACAAGAAGAAGACTGGGTTCACGGACTCGTCGCTAATTCTTCCAAACGGTTCTCAGATCATTTTCAAGACATATTCTCAGTATCAGAATAACCCGACGATTCTGGAAGGCGCGGAACTTGGGTCTAAGAATGCTGTGTGGCATAACATTGGAGTATGGCTCGATGAATATCTCTTGGGGCCAGAGTTAATCAATACGCTCAGGTTCCGGCTAGCTACGCGGAACTCAAAGTTGCTGGTGACGTTCACTCCGATTGACGGTTGGACGGAGGTCATCAAGGAGTATCTTGATGGAGCGACGACCATTGAGTCTCGCCCAGCAGAACTACTTAATGGTGAGCTGGTTCCATACGTCCAGAAGTCCAAGAGGCTCAATGCGTCAGTGCATTACTTCCACTCTCAGGACAATGCTTTTGGCGGATACGACCGAATCAAGGAAACGCTGGCAGGACGCACGCGGGAGGAAATCCTCATTCGCGCCTATGGAGTGCCAATGAAGTCCCATGCGACTAAATTCCCTAAGTTCAACAAGGTTGTCAACGTGGTCTCCCCCGACACTATTCCAACTAAAAACATTACGCGCTACCAT